ATGTGGGTCAATAAGTATATTGACGATTGCACTGATGAGGATTTAAACGATCGTGACTTTATTGCATCAGTTGTTGACCGGGCTATTTTTCATTTCGCGATTAATAGTATATGTAATCCTGGGGATAATAAAGATGCGACTCCCATTGAACAATGTACTTTTGATGTAGAAACTAAGAATGGCCTTCCCTCCACGGTTCAGCTATTTTATGAGGAATCTAAGGATAATGAACCTTTAGCGAATATACATTTTCAAGCAATAGGTTCTGGTTTTTTAACGTTTGTTAATGCCTGCCAGGAACATGATGACAACAGCTTAAAATTATTTGCTTCGCTGTTAATTTCACTTTCATATTCTAGTGCCTACGCAGATTTATCAGAAACAGTGTATATTAATGAAAATAATGAGAGCTACCTGAAAGCTCAGTTTGAAAAATTATCTCAACGTGATATGAAGAAGTACCTGGGAGAGATGAAGCGTCTGGCTGATGGGGGAGAAATGAATTTTGATGGCTATCTGGATAAGATGTCACATCTGGTGAATGAAGGAACGCTCGATCCTGATATTTTAAGCAAAATGCGAGATGCTGCACCACAATTAATTAGCTTCGCGAAGTCGTTTGACCCAACCTCAAAGGAAGAGATTAAAATACTTACAGACACTTCTAAATTAATTTATGATTTGTTCGGGGTTAAATCGGAGAAATAATATGTGAAGTTCTTCGATAGTATGGAAGGCATTATATAAAAGGACCCAATATTTATTGGGTTCTTTTTTCTCTATCAATGCTATTAGCAGGGAGATATATCACCAGAGTTTAATGTGTGATTTTTTATTTATCGTCGAACCTGGATTGTTTATCATTGGCCTTAACAAAGTTAACGGCTAATAAGATTATTTCCATCACTTCGTGAGAGCTTCATGCCTTGAGAGGATCTCAATTTTCTTTTGCAATGAGACAGGCGCTTCCTGTTGTTATGGTATAGTACCCCGCTATTGAGCCTCCTGAATAGTGATGCTGAATAACATAAACCCATGATATATCGATAAAATAATCTCTACATTTGAAAATGCACGGTAATTCTGAAATGCAAAAAATCAACCAAACCAGCGCAATGCCTGAAAAAACTGACGTTCACTGGAGTGGTCGGTTTAGCGTTGCACCAATGCTCGATAGGATGTACCGCTTTTGAAAAACAAGTAGTTATACACTTTGTGGGTGCCTATTGGGAACCCGGTGTTTTCATTTCAAGGTGTAATCCATGCGGGGCATCAGAATGAGATATAATGAGATTTTTAGTGTTCCGCTTGAGAGTCTATGATGCTTACCCTAGACGAGATAGGTCAATCTGTACGTAACAATATCCAGTTGATTATTGATCATGTCGGCTTACCTCTTGCTGTTGGTCCGCTCAGTGATGATGATTACAAGATTCTGTGTGGTGGCTATGGTGAGCTTGAATGGGACTATGCGTTAAGCACCTATGGCAACTCCAGAGAAAAGTATGAGTTCTGCATAAAACTTGTTCAGCAAGGTCGGGTTCAGGGAATACCATCAGGAGCAGCAATTTGTGTTTATGGGGTTGAAGAAAACATCTTTCGTATCCATATGATCGAAAGGTTTTCTAGAGAAGATGAATCTCACCCATTGAAAGGGCGCATGGTTTTACTCACTCTTATGAGTGCTTTTATATTTTGTAAAGCTGTTGAATGTAAAGTTGTCCACATTGTAGAGCCAGTACCAGAACTGGTGCAGTATTACGAGTCTTTTGGTTTCCGCATGGAACAGTGCGGTTATGTGATGTCTGCAGTCATTGATGAGCTGCAGGATATCTTTCTTAAATTTGCTCAGTAGGTATAGACGAGAAGGGGCTACAAATTGTAGGATACCCGTCCAGATTACCTTAAAGGTACATCTATGGCAGTCGTTTTGTGCTTAAACTACTAAGAAACGATGTCACCAATCGACATGATCGATTGGCATAAGTTAGCGAAACAAGCTAGCTTTAAAGAGAGGGTTAGAGACGCCTTTACTGTCTCGGGAGTTTTCTATGAAAGATCAAAAAGCAACCAAGCCACAGGTTAAGTTCGACACAATGAAAGCATTCGCAGGTATGGGTGCTGCTGTTGAAGTTCTGATGAAGGCTGCTCCTAATGCGTTCACTCACGCTACTGTCTCTGGTAAAGAGCAGCAGGGTAAGCTTCGTCGTCGCAAAGCAGCATGATCATAGCTGGTGCTTTTTGAAAACCCGCCTTTAGGCGGGTTTTTTCTTTAGTGATGTTCTTTGCCCTTCTGTTTGCCTGTTCTGACCTGTTCCCACTCGATACGTCCTTCTTCTCGTCTTTTGTCTATGTATTCCGCAAGATCCTGAATATTGATGCAACGTTTTGCTTTTTGTGATGTGCCGATGCGATATGTTGGAACGGGCAACTTACAAGCGTTTGCTTTTGCTTCTGCCGTGGCTGGACTCATGCCAAAGTACTTTTGGCTAACTGCTGAGAGTTCAATGTTAGGGGTATTGAATTCAGCCATCAGTAAAAACAAGGTGTTCATAATTTTCTCCATCAAAACCGGCTGCACCCGGGAAAATCATAATTCTGTGCTGGTGGCAGGAATTAATTTCTGCCAGATAGCGGAAACATATTTTGCCTGATGACGGGCATCAGCCAGGGCGTTGTGCCGTTCGCCATCGAAAGGCATGTCCATTTTGGGGTCGAATCCGATGAAACGCCCAAGCGTAACGATCGTGCGTACATCGTGGTCATTCCAGTACGCCCATGGACAGATTTGTCCTGCTCGCTCATAAGCCCCACGTAAAATTACGTTGTCGAAGGTGGCTCCGTTACCCCAGACTTTTAAATATTTCGTATTGTCTGCGTGCCGGTTAATGAAATGGTTCAGTTCAGAGAGTGCATCGCTGATCGACAAAGTATCATCAATACAGATTGCAGCTCGTGCTTCAGGGCTTTGTTTCAACCACCACAGGATGGTATCGCCGTCAGGTGTAGCTCCTTGCCCCATAGCACTTTCCAGGCTAACAACCGTATAGAATTCTTGTCCGATGTCTCCGGTTTCTGGAGTGAAGAACACCGCGCCAATGGAAACGATCGGTGCATCCTTATTTTTCCCCATCGTCTCAAGGTCGATCATTAAGTTGTTCATCACTTCACCTCCTGCGGCGGTTCCGGTAGCGGCATCCAGTGAGTTGCTTGCTCAATACCATTACCCGGCTTAATCGTTGCATCTCCGCGCCGAAAGGTGCTTCCGGTATAGCGTGCGGAGCATATTAGCGGTTCAACCAGAGAGCTATCGAAATTCACCGAAATAAGCACGTTCTGGCCCTTTTCAGGCATTCGATCACTACAGCTTATCCAACTATCCGGAGTTCCCGGAGAGTTGCCATTTACATCGAAGTTTGGCTCTGCGTCCTGAACCAGGAGGATGTAACCATTCTTGGCTGTATCAAGTTCTAACGCCTCGGTGACGGTGCCGAAATAGCGATTACCTAAATCAGCATCACAAGTGCTTACATCAATGGAAACTTCCATGCCTTCGATTAATTCTGGCAAGTTGTAAGTTTGGCTTACAGGTTGGCTACCCTGAAGCATGGCAGCGTGGCAGGCTTCATCAACCATAGCTTCTACGTTTTCGAGAAGTACGTAACTGTACTGCTGCCCACTAACCCATTCTTTTCTGCGAGGTAATGCGCGTGGGTCCGCTACAATGGTTCGCAAACGTTCCAGAACAGCAGGCACTACCGGCTCTACTGCCAACCGACTGGCATATTTGTTAATGGTAACGATAAGCTCTTGCTCGGCCTCATCCAGACAATCACCGATACCTCGCCTGTCACCGTCAAAATCATTGAAATCGGCACGAATCTTGGCAACCTTCAGGATTGCGGACAACACCTCACTAGGAATTACCGGATAGTTGGTTGACGTTTCCGCGATTTCCCGAAAATTATTGGTTGACGAATTCTTGTTTTCCCGAAAGTTTCCGGACTGAAGCATGGCTTCGCGGCAGTCGTTCCAGCCTTCAGCATAATCACTATACGCAAGAGGCCAACCGTTTCTGTATTCACGCGGCAACTTATCAGGCACTGGCGGGGCGGCGTATAGCTGGTGCGTTCCATCAGGCAGCGAGTGACCAACATACTCACCGAACCCGTCAACACACATGCACCCATCTTCAATAATGCATGACGCCACAGGCTCTGCTTCCAGCGATGCCAGAGCAATTCGTGCCAGTTCTTCCGCTTCTTCTGCTGGCAGTACAACGTTGCTACCAGGTCCGTATGTTTCGCGCCACTGCTTGATTGTCAGTAGTCGCTCTTTGGTAATAGTGGTCATGTGTTACTCCTTAACCCGCTGTGCTTTCAACTGACGAGGGGAACAAAATCTTTTCTTCAAATCCGGCATTCATATCATGGACAGCAACACACCAATCCATTGACGAACGATTATCAAGAGCCTCCATGATTTCATCCATGCGGCGTAGGTCATACAGGTAAATGTTTTTATCGCCAATGGTGTAAAAACCAATTTTTTTCGGTGACGGGCAGCGATCAAGAACGTTCTGTAATTCGCTCAACCATGCCTGTTCCTTTTTTGTCAAAGTTGCCATATCACTCTCCTTTGATGCGAATGCCAGTGGTACTCATTCTCCTGATTTCCCAGAGCACACGAGGAACACCACCGTTTCCGACCGGATCGCGTTTACTCCGCAGGGCGACGCTTGATTCCGCCCAGCTTTTTCTTGGAGGAAGCTCTTTCACACGAACAAAACCAACTGCGCGAAGAGATGCTCCTGATTCATCTGCCTGGGTGTACGTAATACAACGTTGATAACCCATAGCCTTTGCTGCCCGCCAGACAGCACCATAAAGCGCGCTGTTAGCGTTGCGTTCTCCTGTGGTACATGTGCGATTTACTTCAAGCGTTAATCCATCGTCCAAATGTCGTGCAACAGGTCTACCGGCTGTCGCCACACCTATCAATTCTCCGGCATCATTTCTCAGACCAATGCTGAATTTATGCCCCACCGGGGGTTTATTGTGTCGGTGATGTCTGGATATAAACGCCTTCGCAACACGAAGAGTAACCGGTGAAATCTGCACTCTCACTCTCCTTTGATGCCAATGTTTACAGCCGGGCAAGCCTCTTTGAGCACCCAGTCAACAGCGTCTTTCCATGCTCCGGTTTCGACTGGCGGGTTCTCACGTTTTACCTGCTCATAAAAACGCACCGCTTTAATCAGTCCTTCCGGTACTACTGGCGATGGCTGTTTAGCTTCTAAATCAGCAATTCTGTCAACCACGGCATCTACAGCATCTGAAAAGCCGAACAAGTTGCTCCACTCCGGCCTATCCCCGGTTGCTGCAAAATACATATCAGCTAAAGCAGACTCAGCATGATCACGCTCGCTGATGAGTTGCTCTTCGCTTTTCTCCAGTTCAGCAATACGCTTACTTCCATCCGAGATAACACCTTCGTAATATTCACGCTGCTCGTTGAGTTTTGATTTTGTCTCCTCAAGTTCAGCAACCAGTTTTCGAAGCCCTTCAATCTCACCATTGCGAGCAATGAGGTCGCGGCACATGCTTTCGTTCTCATCCAGCAGTGCCAGCACGGTAGCCGGATTGGCTGCGGCTATGAATCGTTTATTGGAGCGATTATCCGGTCCTGAGCATGATGCTATGTAGTAATTGGCGTTCAGTCCGGCATCGGCAATTACTCCATGGTAGTCATCAGCACACCATTCGCCTGGTGTTGCATTTTCTGCCGCCAGTCGCAGAGCCTGATAGTTAATCTCGCTCACTGGTTGCCTCCTTTACGGATCTGCGCTGCGATGCGCGAAAAAAAAGACTCCCGCGTATGACTGTTAAGAGCTGGCGCGAACGCTGCGTTAAGAACGGCAGCATCACAGCCGTCATCGATATAGAGCGCAATTTTTTTCTCCAGGCGCGCTTTGGCTTCCTGCAACTGCATACCCCGGCACGCACGTGGGATATACTCAGCAATTTGAGCGATAGATTTTTCGTTCTGGTTAAACATGCATCACCTCGATAGGCTTGATGCTGTCGATCAGCAGTCGGCGGCGCGTATTTTCTGCAAAGTGGCGGCGTCCGGTTTCTTTGTGGTAAAACTCGTTTTTTCCGACGACCCACATCCGCTTTGTCTGGTGCAGTTTTTTTACCTGCGGACCGTCTCGGGTGATAACAATTCCTGTATGAGTTTTTATCACGCTCATTTCTTATTCTCCGGTGCTTTCGGCATTACTGCCCAGTGAGTGATATTGACGTTTTCAAGGTCCCCGACCTGAAATGTCCACTGCCATTCTCCGGTTTCTTTTTGTCCCCAGGTGTACCAGAGAGAACGCCAGCCAATTAGCCAGCCTTCTCCGTTAGCATCAAATAACAGAACACTTTCATTTGCTGGTGGCAGTTCAACTGACACTGGTATTATTTTGTTTTCCAGTGCCGCACATTTAGCTTCAAGCGCATCGAATTTACGTACCAGGTACTCAGCATTTGTTTCGTTCACTTTCAGATCTCGCGGTACACATTTCCCGCGAAGAACCCCTTCCATTTCGAAAACATTCATGCGCATTTGCGTAACTCCGATAACTCGTTAAAACGTTCCATAAACATCCCGTAGGCATGGCCTGGTGACAGTGGAATAACTTTGAACATCTCTGTCGCCGGGATACCTTCCAGTACAGGCCAGAAAGAGCCATCATCAAGCCCGAGATCGCGGCGTTCGGTTGCCAGCATAATGAGATCGGCATATTTCACTGGCGTGCTCATAACAGGAGGTAACCCGTATTTCTCACGGATTACGGCGTCTATTTTTTCTTCCATCCGTTTATAGTCAGGAAGAAGGCGTTTCAGTGGTGCGGGGATGTCCTGGCAATATGCTTCTGTTGCATCATGCATTAACGCTTCAAAAGCAAATTCCTGCGGTACCAGTTGGCTGCAAAGAACCGCATGTTGGGCGACGCTGTAGAAGTGTGAAAGATGTCCTGCAAAGCGACAGATATTTGAAAGGGAAACCGCGATATCGTTAATAACGATGTCGTCTTTATTTATCCTGTCATAATAAAAATGCTTCCCAGAAAAAGTTTTAATAAATGACATTTTGTTCTCCACGTTATTTGCGCTGCACCGCACTGAATTCTGGTAAAAGGAAGCCCTCACCATCCGGTGATTATTGAGTTAATTACGTTTCCATAAATGCCCCCGCAGGGGCATTTGCAGTAATGAAATCAGGCGGTGAAAGTACCAATAAAGGTTTCTACTTTGCTGTCTTTGAATTTCTCAACAAGCAGATCACGAAATTCGTTAGCCATTTCTTCCTGCACCGCTTCCAGCTGAATAATGCGCAGAACCAGTACAGGACGATCGCCAGTGATAATGCTGAGTCGTAATTTAAACGGACGTTCTTTCAGGCCTTCAAATGGAACGCATTTAAATTCAAATGCCACTGGCATAATGTCTTTGGTCTTCGCTTCGACAGATTCCATCAGGGAGCGTTTGCCGCTGAAGTCATTATCTTCAAAATCAGCGGTCTGGTTTGCTTCAATCGTGATTTTACGGATTGCCGCCGCCGCTTTTGTTGCCTGAATGGCGTCACCATTAGCATCAAAGCCCACAAGGTAGTCGGCCCAGTCTTCAATCCATTCTGCCAGTGATTTCTGGGAGTTACGCTCGCCGTTAACAGACAACAGGGCAGAGAACGGTGCTGTCTTTTTCAGTTTGAGAGTGGCGGTGTTATCTGCGTGACCTGGTTCATCAATAGTACCCAGGTTAAGCACACTGACGGCACGCATATTATCGGCATCGATAAAGCAGCGGGTGCCTTCATCTGCAAGATCTTTAGAATAACGGGTAAAGTCATCGATACTGGCAGTGGAAAGCGCACCACGGAAACGGAAGCGATTTAAATTAAATTTTTCCAGATCATGAATGCGGAAATTCTCAGGCAATGCCACAGCATCGGCACCAATCTTACTGATAATTTCATTAACACCCTGAGCAGAAATAAGGGCATGGATTTGATTAATTGCGGTTGCGTCTAAGTTCTGAGACATAATAAGTCCTCACTATATAAAGATATTCAGTGATGAGATAAATAATCAGTTAATTAAGAACGATATTAATGACCTGCTGCGCGGAGTTTTCCGTCAGGTTCACCGGCAAGAGTCAGTAATTGTCCCTGGTCTTCCTGCAGAATAGTCAGGCGACCACCGCGATTGACATACATCGGCGTTTCGGTGGTGTCTTCTTCAGAAATTTTCCCGCGGTTAGTCGGGCGAACATATGAGAGTTTGTGTTTGATTTTCACACGGTTCTCATCAAACGGTTCGATTTCCAGGTTGAGCGAGACCTTACCTTTGGTTTTCGTGTTCATCACACCGGAAGCGACTTCACTGAGAACAGCGCCGATTTTGGTTTCAAATACGCCGCCGTCCAGCTCCCCGATAAATGCCTGCACATCAGTACTGCGTTCGCTAGCCATTTTGCTGCTCCTCATCATATCGACCCTGTAAGGTCGGTTGGTTTCTCCACAAAACAGAGAAGAACACCTGCGGTGGCAGCCGCCCGGATGGATTGGGTTATGAGCCCGTCGTCCGGTGATGCTCTTCTCTGTTTTGTAAAAAGAGCGGTACCAGCCGGAAGCAAGTGTACAAACTGGTACCGCCAAAGCAGTGGCTGTTGTGGTGACCGGTGCTGATCTCCGGCTTGCGGTTATTTCAGACTCTCACGGGCGTTTAATTGCCCCGCCGAACAGCTCTTTTCCGCAATAGCTGCAATGTCTTTCGCGCATCAGCCTGCGCATTCACCACAACTCTAAAAACAAATGTAGGATATCCAACATGTGAGTGTCAAGAGTTTATGTTGGTTATCCTACATAAAAAGATAGGCTCATAAAAAAACCGGGGATACCCCGGTTTTGCGATAGTGAGGAAGATGTGTCAAAAATCCATTATTACTTGTTTGACAAGACCAACTATTCTGCAGTTCTCACCGCATTCAATAGTTTTATAGTTAGGATTTAGTGGGACGAGATACCTGTTCGGCCAGTCCTCAACAAATTTTTTGAGTGTCGCTTCTTGCCCACCATTGATATGGGCAACAACGATTTTTCCGTTAATACACTCTGTATCAATAATATCTGGCTCTACGATAACGATAGAACCTTCTGGTATCGATGGTGAGCCGAGGGGATTGGTCATTGAATCACCACGGACCCGTAGTGCAAATGCCATTTCTGATACAAGGGCGGTAGTATAAACCCACTCTTCAGCATCTTCTTTCCTGACACCAGGCTCCGTCATTGTCCATGAACCCGCCTGAACCCACGAGATTAGGGGGACTTTTTTAACTGCGAATATTTCAGGTTTTAGATTTATCTTTGGTTCAGGCGAGCCTTTTCCGCTAACAAGCCACAGAGGATCGCATTTAAGTGCGTTGGCTAGGGCTTGAAGGTTGGCTCCATTTGGTTGGTAGTCGTCCTTTTCCCATCCAGTAACCGTGACACGGTTCACACCAGTCAAATCAGCCAGTGCTTGTTGTGTCAGGTTCAGTTCTTTTCGCCTTTGGCGAATACGATCACTCATGTTCATCATGTAGGCAATCCTACCACATGCCCATGTAGGATTCTTGACATTGGCATGTTGGATATCCTACATTTCTGCTTAACGTAATTTAACGGGAGACAGAAATGCGGAAATCCGACGTGATTAATTATTTCGGCGGAGTTTGTAAAACCGCCGAAGCCCTAGGTATTAAGCATCCGTCTGTTTCAGAGTGGCCTGAGATTATTCCTGAAGGCCGAGCGTACCAGTTAGAAAAAATTACTAACGGGAAACTGAAAGTTGACGTGTCTTTATATCAAAAGACTAACAGTGCTGCGGCATAAAAACACCACAGAAATGAGGAATTAACCGTGGGTAAAGAACCTGAATGGAAAGTTGATAAACAACCAGCATGGCTGGTGGCAGCAATACGAAGAACGATTGCTGATTTACCTCATGGCTATGAGGAAGCAGCAGAAATTCTTGGTTTGTATAAATCTGATGATATCACCCCAGCAAAAGATCAATTGCATAACAGACTGCGTAGCGGTGGGGATCAAATTTTTCCACTTGAGTGGGCCATGGTTTTACAGGATGCCAGTGGTACCAGGCATGTAACAGATGCAATAGCCCGTCGTAGTAATGGGGTGTTTGTGCCGCTGGTGGTCATTGATGACATTGACAATGGTGACATTAATCAGCGGCTGATGGAGTCAATAGAATGGATTGGCAAGCATTCCCAGTACTTACGCAAGGCAACTGCTGATGGAGTTATTGACCAGGCTGAGCGTGAGCAAATCGAAGAGAACAGCTACCAAGTAATGGCGAAGTGGCAGGAGCATTTAACACTGTTATTTCGTGTTTTTTGTGCGCCGGAAAAGAGTAACGCCCGCGAGTGTGCAGCTCCGGGCGTCGTGGCGTCGATTGCTTCTGGTTGTGGAGAAACTAACGCATGAACAGTTTAACAACACACTACCGTCGCTCGCAACTGATTGCGCTTCCTGTACCGGGTGGAAAAGCGAAGGTGGAGTATTGCTATGCAGTAAATGTACCAGGTGACAGGGAAATTGTAACCCACAGCTTTGCAGAGTGGGCTGTGGGTGATTTCAACCGGCAGAAGGAGACAGTCCTTTGCGACAAGTTAACCGCTGGTTCAAAGATCACTACGGAGTGCCCGTCAGAGTCATTCGTTGGGAACCGGAAACACAACGGGTTATCTACCTCCGCGAAGGCTATGAGCATGAGTGCTTCAGCCCGCTCGAACAGTTTCGTCGTAAATTCAGGGAAATAGAGGTCGGTCATGAGCCTGTTAATGACATCCCAGCCCATTGTGATAAATCGTGATCTTGCATGCCGTATTGGTCTGAATGAGGCAATTGTGTTGCAGCAGCTTCATTACTGGCTGAATGAAACGAATTCAGGCACTGAGCATGGCGGAATTCGCTGGGTTTATAACACGACAGAACAGTGGCTGGAGCAGTTTCCGTTCTGGTCAGAGTCCACTCTGAAACGCACATTTGCAAGCCTGAAATCACTTGGGGTTTTGCGTCGCGAGCAACTCAATAAATCGAAGCGTGACATGACCAACTTCTACACGATCAACTATGAAAGTGAGCTTTTAGAAGAGGTCAAAGTGAACGAATCCATCAGGTCAAAATGCACTTCTCCATCGGGTCAAAGTGACCTGATGGATGGGCGCAAAATGATACGATCCATTGGTTCAAAACGACACGCTGTCATCGGGTCAAAATGGCCCAATGATCTTACAGAGAATACAACAGAGATTACTACAGAGAATAAAACCTCTTCTCGTCCGGACGCTTCGCAACCGGACACGCAAACGGCTGAACAGGAGTTTTTAACTCGCCATCCTGATGCGGTTGTATTCAGCCCTAAAAAGCGCCAGTGGGGAACGCAGGATGATTTGACCTGCGCACAGTGGCTCTGGAAAAAAATCATCGCCCTGTACGAGCAGGCCGCCGAATGTGACGGCGAGGTGGTTCGTCCCAAAGAACCGAACTGGACAGCATGGGCAAACGAAATTCGCCTGATGTGTGTGCAGGATGGTCGTACTCACAAACAAATCTGCGAGATGTACAGCCGCGTCAGCCGCGATCCGTTCTGGTGCCGTAACGTGCTCAGCCCGTCGAAGTTGCGGGAAAAATGGGATGAGCTTTCCCTGCGCTTATCGCCGTCCGTCAGCACGCACACAGAAAAACGTGAAGACCCGTACTTCAAAGCCAGTTACGACAACGTGGACTACAGCCAGATCCCGGCAGGATTCAGGGGGTGATCATGAGTCTGTTAAATGACGTTCAGAAATTCATTGAAGCCCATCCGGGCTGTACTTCCGGAGACATTGCGGATGCTTTTTACGTGGGGGCTTAATGAGTAATAAATATTGCCAGGCGCTGGTAGAACTGCGGAACAAACCAGCCCATGAACTGAAGGAAGTGGGCGATCAGTGGCGCACGCCGGACAACATTTTCTGGGGAATTAACACCTTGTTTGGTCCGTTTGTTCTGGATCTGTTCACTGACGGTGATAACGCCAAATGTGCCGCGTATTACACGGCGGAAGACAACGCGCTGGCGCATGACTGGTCAGAACGTCTTGCGGAGCTTAAAGGTGCTGCCTTTGGCAATCCCCCGTACAGCCGCGCCAGTCAGCATGAGGGGCAATACATCACCGGCATGCGTTACATCATGAAGCATGCCAGTGCCATGCGTGATAAAGGCGGGCGCTATGTTTTCCTGATCAAAGCTGCCACCGGCGAAGTGTGGTGGCCGGAAGGTGCAGATCATATTGCTTTTATTCGCGGGCGTATTGGTTTTGAACTGCCTGCCTGGTTTATCCCGAAAGACGAAAAGCAGGTGCCAACAGGTGCTTTCTTCGCTGGTGCTATTGCTGTTTTCGACAAGACCTGGAAGGGACCGGCAATCAGCTACATCGGGCGCGATGAACTTGAGGCATGTGGTGAGGCATTTCTGGCGCAGGTTCGCCAGCAGGCGGAAAAACTGGTCAGGGAGATGGTGGCATGAAGCTAATACTGCCTTTTCCGCCCAGCGTGAACACGTACTGGCGACACCCCAACAAAGGGGCATTTGCTGGTAAGAGCCTGATAAGCGAGGCGGGGCGAAAATTTCAGAGCGCGGCGTGTGCCGCCATCATTGAGCAGTTACGTCGTCTGCCGAAACCAACGTCGGCACCTGCTTCAGTGGAGATCGTGTTGTTTCCTCCGGATAACAGGATCCGCGATCTGGACAACTATAACAAGGCGCTGTTTGACGCCCTGACCCACGCGGGTGTGTGGGAAGACGACAGTCAGGTGAAAAGAATGCTGGTGGAGTGGGGACCGGTTATCCCGAAAGGGAAGGTCGAGATCACTATCAGTAAGTACGAGAAAACGGCGGGTGCAGCCGCCTGATCAAGAGGAGAAACGAAGTATGAATAATCTGATGGTCATTGATGGTATTGAAGTTCGTCGTGATGTTTATGGGCGTTACAGCCTGAACGATCTACATCGCGCAGCAGTAGCATCTGGTGCAAATGCCAGAACCAAGGAGCCAGGAAAGTTTCTTTCCAGCCAACAAACTGTTGAACTTGTTCATGAATTGACCAACACCCAGAATTTGGGTGTTGACCCGGTGAGTGTGATTCATGGGGGAAATGAACGGGGAACGTATGTCTGCAAAGAACTGGTGTATGCCTATGCAATGTGGATAAGCCCGTCATTCCATCTTAAGGTGATCCGTACTTTCGACATGGTAACCAGCGCACCGGAAAAATTATCCGGACAGGCTGCTGACAAGATGCAGGCTGGTGTGATTCTGCTGGACTTTATGCGTCGGGAGTTAAACCTGTCTAACTCATCTGTGCTTGGTGCCTGTCAGAAACTCCAGGAGGCTGTTGGCTTACCGAATCTGGCACCGCGCTATGCCATTGATGCTCCTGCTGATGCACACGATGGCTCAAGTCGCCCGACACTGTCACTGAGTGCACTGCTGAAACAGTATGGTATACGCCTGACGGCTAATCAGGCATATCACCAGATGGTGAAACTGGGGATCGTCGAGCAGCGCGAACGATACAGTCGTACCGCGATTAACAACATCAAAAAATTCTGGTCGCTGACAGCGAAAGGCTGCATGTTCGGCAAGAACATCACCAGTCCCGCAAATCCGCGCGAGACGCAGCCGCATTTCTTCGAATCCCGATTCCCTGAGCTGTTAAAGCTGCTCGATACCGTTCATTGAGGTGACCGTGAGAGCACTACTGACCCCTGAAATTGCCCCGCGTATGGGGATCGTATTGTTCAGGCCAGGTTCAGAGCTGATGCCCCTGTTTATGCAGGGGCGTGTCCTGCTGGAGCCTGAGCCGGAGCGTTATTCATCTTTCGCCAGTGGTGCCGTTCCGGCGGCATCACAACCGCTGGCGGATGATCCTGCCGTTCGGGCCGTGTTCCGCAATGAGGCAGTGATCCGTCGTGCTGGTGGCGTGGAATGTCTTGAAAGCTGGTTACTTCGTGAAAAAGGCTGCCAGTGGCCTCATTCCGACTGGCACAGCGAGAACATGACCACAATGCGACACGCTCCGGGTGCAATCCGTCTGTGCTGGCACTGCGATAACCAGCTGCGCGATCAGTTCACGGAACGGCTGGAATCAATGGCAACGGATAACTGTGCCCGCTGGGTGTTGTCTGTTGTGCGTCGGGATCTCGGTTTTGATGACAGTCACGTTGTGACAATGCCGGAACTGTGCTGGTGGCTGATTCGTAATGATCTGGCGGATGCCTTACCGGAAAGTGCAGCCCGTAAGGCACTGAGATTACCGAAGCCTGTTGTGCCGTCTGTTACCCGGGAAAGTGACCTTGTGCCTTCGGTTCCTGCCACCAGCATCATCCAGGATAAGGCGAAAAAGGTGCTGGCGCTGAAAGTGGATCCGGAGTCGCCGGAGTCTTTTATGTTACGCCCAAAACGTCGCCGCTGGGTTAATGAAAAGTACACGCGCTGGGTTAAGACACAGCCGTGTGCATGTTGTGGAAAGCCCGCTGATGATCCCCACCACCTGATAGGTCACGGTCAGGGTGGAATGGGAACAAAAGCGCATGACCTCTTTGTGTTGCCTTTGTGCAGAAAGCATCACGACGAGCTGCATGCGGATACCGTGGCATTTGAAGAGAAGTATGGCTCCCAGCTGGAGCTGATATTTCGTTTTATCGATCGTGCGCTGGCAATTGGCGTGCTGGCCTGATTTTGTGGAGAAAGTTGATGCGTGATATTCAAATGGTTCTGGATCGTTGGGGAGCATGGGCGGCGAGTGATAGTTCAGGAGTAGACTATTCTCCTATAGCTGCTGGGTTTAAAGGGCTTCTTCCCTATACAAGCAAAACACGTCAGGCTTGTTCAGATAGTGATGCATTAATTATTGAAGGTTGTCTTGCTCTTCTTAAAAAGCGAAAACCGTACGAGCATTCTTTGATTGTGGCCCATTACCTGTATGGCATCTCGAAAAGAAAGCTTGCAAGAGCTCGCAAAAAAGATGAGAAATTGATACGTATAGAGATACAGATGGCTGAAGGGTTTATTGATGGATGCCTTTCAATGCTGGATGTTAAACTTGAAATGGAGTAGAAAAAAGGGCATTTCTGCCCTTTTTAAATGTGGGGGAGTATCCAGTTTACTTTTCTCCATGTAAAGGCAAAAGTTATTACTGAAATGATAAGAAGAGATAACGATTCGATAATTAAAATAAATTCTATTTTTTCTCCATGTAACAATGTCTTTTCATTGGCAAACATTGCTATCAAAGCAATAACGCATGCCGTAATTAAAGATGCACCTGCGGTTAATAGATTTACAATAATAACTTGAAGTATGTTGTTGTTTTTTAATGCTTTTATTATTCCATTTGAGTTTTCGCTAGCAGCACTAAAAATTGATATTGTGGCTAAAATAAAACCAAATAAAATACCGGATACAGTTGAAATAACCCCGGAGGCTGTAAGTATGTCAGCATGCCCCATCTGAGGGATATACCTCAGTAGGAACAAGGTGCAAAAAACACTTACAATCAGGTTTCTTAAGTATTTCAATAACATATCCTATACCTTCTTTTTGCTGATATCGTATTGCTTAAGGTATTCATTGTTATCAATTTTAGCAGAAATCATGGCTTGCAGAACATCACTATCAGTGCCATAACCATTAACGGTATATATGTTTTTTTCTGAAATGAGTACCTGATCAAGAAGACTTTGTTCAACGGTATTTTTGGGCTGTGTTACTGCCGCTTTTTTTACAATTCCCGGCATTTTTTCAAGGAGTTCTTTAATACCATCCTTAACGAGATCTGATAAATAACCTTTGACTTTTACTCTCCCTGATGCACGTCCCCTTAGATTTAACTTGAGACGTGTTCCACCCAGCCCTACCATCATATTTACCAGTTCCTTAGAAAATGAACTATTTAGCTGGTAATTTGTTGCATCAAAGTTCCTGGGAGCAGCCAGGACAATATCACAACTTCTCAAAGTACTTCCTGTTTCAAGTAGCTCTTTGACGCTCTCTTTTTTCCAGATGGCTTGGAATGCAAAGTTATTTCCAGGATTACCACTCTGGCTGTAAAGCAGATAAGCTAAATCCGATTCTTTCGGCCCAAGATGATTTTGAGTTAATATTAAAATATCACTATCGTAATAATATAAAAAATAGGTTCTTTCGACTATGTATTTTTTATCATCTAGTGGTATGTTGTGCTCATTCCAGTGTTCATCACCAATATAAGGAAGGAGATACTCTTCTCGTGAGCATGACATGTAGCCGAAGAAATATTTAGCTTTTGTATCTTTATTTATAAAAGCTATTTTTAACTTTTTATTTCTATAGATGGTATCAAAATGATTATTCGTAACGGTTACGCAAGTATTATACAGATTTTCAATTGCTTGCTTAGCAACTGAATGGCTGCGGATAGTCCCAGAACTGCTGGTGTAAAAACCAATTTTAAGTTTTTTTTGTTTCTTTGATTGCGCAATAGTAGCCATGCTAAACCTTAGTATGCTAATAATTTCTTATGGGGCTTATTTTTATATGGCTTTAATTTAGCAAAAAAAATTACCGCGGTCCGCAAATTTTATCTTAATCTGTTAAGAGTGGTTACTTCGCCACACAGCTTAAACCCGCCGTCGAGCGGTTTTTTGTACCTGTAAACTTGGTGCAGTACAGTAAACACGCTGGTGGTCGTGAATACTGACTTTTTATCTTGCTGGCTTTTTAGACAAGAGTTATTGGTATGTCATGTTAACCAGAAGGGAAAAAGACATGATAAAACAGCAAGATATGACAGAAACCGCCGCCGCAGTCCTTCATTTCTTACCTGCTGAAAAGTGGGTAACGCCACGCATGATGACGAGAACTACCGGAGTAAGCGAAGCCCAGTGCCAGTTAATACTGACTCAGTTAGTTCTGGCGGGTCTGGCGAAGGATAACGGCGGGTACGGGAATAAATTCAGACGCTGCCAGTAATGGCGGTTTCCTGCTGTGAAAATGGGCGGCTGGTGGGTGTTGGTAGCACCTGCCAGCCATTCGCTCATGCTTACTGGTCACAAGCGAACCACGGCCCACTGCTTTAGCGCAAAAGCAGAGTGAGCCTACCAGAGTTACGCTTACTGATCCATGAAAAATACTGTAAAAATAAACAGTGTTGATTTAATCAACGCTGATTGCCTGCATTTTATTCAGTCCCTGCCTGATGATTCCATTGACCTGATTGTTACCGATCCGCCTTACTTCAAGGTGAAACCCAACGGTTGGGACAATCAGTGGAAAGGGGACGAAGATTACCTTAAGTGGCTGGACCACTGTCTGGCCCAGTTCTGGCGGGTGTTAAAACCTGCCGGAAGCCTTTACCTGTTCTGTGGGCATCGCCTGGCATCTGATATTGAGATCATGATGCGTGAACGTTTCAACGTGCTTAACCATATCATCTGGGCGAAGCCGTCCGGACGTTGGAATGGGTGTAATAAAGAACGTCTGCGCGCATATTTTCCTGCCACAGAGCGCGTTCTGTTTGCTGAACATTACCAGGGGCCATATCGCCCGAAAGATGCCGGGTATGAGGCGAAGGGCAGGGCACTGAAACAGCATGTGATGGCCCCGCTGATTTCTTACTTTCGTGATGCGCGTGCTGCTCTGGGGATAACGGCAAAACAGATTGTGGATGCCACAGGAAAGAAAAACATGGTGTCGCACTGGTTCAGTGCCAGCCAGTGGCAGTTACCGAACGAGGATGATTACAGAAAACTTCAGGTGCTGTTTGCCCGGGTGGCAGAAGAGAAACATCAGCGGGGTGAACTGGAAAAGCCACATCACCAACTGGTCAGCACATACAGTGAGCTGAACCGGCAGTATGCCAGCCTGCTGGAAGAGTACAAATCACTGCGGCGTTATTTTTCCGTATCGGCAGCCGTTCCTTATACGGATGTCTGGACGCACAAGCCTGTGCAGTATTATCCGGGCAAACATCCCTGTGAAAAATCGGCAGATATGTTGCGGCAAATGATTACCGCCAGCAGTCGTCCGGGAGACCTGGTTGCAGATTTCTTCATGGGGTCCGGTTCGACAGTCAAAGCAGCGAATGCACTGGGGCGTCGTGCAATTGGCGTTGAGCTGGAGACCGGACGTTTTGAGCAGACCGCAAGGGATGTACAGAATTTAATCAGAAAGAGAGAGTGATATTGCTGAATTTATTCTGTAACGTTATCATTATGTTATCGGCCCTTTAGCTCAGTGGTGAGAGCGAGTGACTCATAATCGCCAGGTCGCTGGTTCAAATCCAGCAAGGGCCACCAACCGCCACTAGCTCATCAGGAAAGAACGTCACCCTGTGCGAGATTCGGAGTCCCCGGTGGCGGTCCATTATCAGCATCATGCGTTGTTAGCTCAGTCGGACAGAGCAATTGCCTTCTAAGCAATCGGTCAGTGGTTAGACTCCACTACAACGCGCCACACTTATTTTCCAGGCTCGCTTCGGCGGGCCTTTTTTGTATCTGCGCCACGCCCGGCGCATATCAACCACAGAGCCTTTCGGGGGTGAGCTTACGGAGTGGTCAGTGTGACTTTCTCTGTGGGCAGATCGCTCCCGGGCGTTGGCTCACCCACCCAAAGGAACGTCACGATGTTTGGAATCTTCAAAAAGAAAACCCGCAGAGCGGCAGCGGAAATTAAAAAGTTTGAGAAACGCGATCTGGCACAGGCGGTGATTAACGCTGCATACCTGGTGGCCTATGCAGATGGTGAATGCGAGGCATCCGAGAAAGCGAAGATCGAACAGGTCTTACGTAATCAGCCTGCGTTGTCTGCGTTTACCTCGGAAATTAATGCGATTAGCGCAACCATTATCGGTCAGCTGGATACCAATTTTAAAATTGGTCGTCGTGCCGCGTTACGCGAGATTGAGGATGTGAAACACGATACGCGTGAAGCGGAAGATGTGCTGGATGTGGCGGTGGCCATTGCGGAGGCAGACGGCGAAATTGAGCCGGAAGAGCGCAAGGTGCTGGAAGAGATTGCCGGTGTTCTGGGTCTTCGTCTGGAGAATCACCTGTGACGGTAAAACTGCGCCTGGCTGTGGCTGCACTCCTGCTGTTTCTGGTGGTGATGGTGGATTTCACCACCAGAATCATGTCGGTGCTGGCGGATGGGGTGCTGGTCTGCGGCATTGTGGTATTGCTGTGGCCGGTGATAAAAAGAAACAGCCTGCATAATGCTTGA